TGCACATTACGTTCACCATCATCAGTCATACTATGATCAATAAATACCATATTATAACTAAATGCTGGAAAATTATCAATCATGTTACCATTCTTTCTATCTAATTCAGCCATCAAACCTTGATTGAACATTTGACATTCACGAATAGTAAGAATATAACCATCAATAGTTCTAAATTGATCAAAATAATTACCATAAGTCATATAACCAGTTTTTCCACCACCAATTATCTTTTCAGATAAAGCATAAAATAACTGACGACTATTAGCATCATCTTGTAAAGCCTGATTAAAAGCACGTCTACCACCTGCACCGGTATATAGTACAAGTTCCATAGGTTGTTTATCAATCCTATTAGCAAAAATTCTATCTACTACACTATTTAATTTAGAAATAGTAAGAGTTGGTGCAGCATAAGTATCATAGTTTCCACCATAAGTAAGAATTTCTTTAATACCTGCACCTCTAGGGATAGGTTCTCCAGTTTCTTTATCAAATAGTGTTATCTGACCGTTTGCATCTCTATTATAAGTAGAAAACCATAAATCATGTTCTAAAAGTATTCTACGGTCTATTTCAAAAAGTTTCATTTCAAATGGCATCCAAAGATTAGTTTTTCCACCACTTTCAGTATCAAATTCAAATACTGTAACTTTATTAGCTACATTACCTGCAATATTTTTACTAAAACGATTAAAACCAAATTGATTAGTCATTTTACCAGGAGCCATACTATTACTAGCATTACCATCTGATTTAGAAGCAGCAACAGTAGGTACTGTCATAACCCATGATTTACCTGATATAAAGTTACCTAAATCTACAAATTCATTAGGGTTACTACCTTGTAAAATCATTTCATATAACCATTTACCATTGGCAAGTTTTTCTTTAGATTGAATACGAACTTGATGTAAACCATCAGGAGAATAAGCTCCATATTGTGGAATAAAACGTTCATCTTCAAATATTACACCAAATGGAGTAAAACCTAAACCTGGTTTAACATTAGCTGCATTTTGTAATCCAAATACAACAGATGTATGTATCATTCTACCCATAACACTCCATTCATATTGAGTATCATTTAATAATTTAGGTTTAATTGATTTAGTAAAACCTTGTCCTTCAGTATTAGTTAATAAAGGAAACATATCACTATCTTTACCATAAAGAAAAGTAATATTTTTACTAAGTTGTACAGGATCAATCAAACGATGTTTATATAAAACATTCTCATCTGTGTATCCACGATTATCATAAAGTGTGGTCTGTAGTTCTCTCATAATTAATTATAATTTAATTGTTAATTTAATTAACTGGAAGTTTTATATTATCTTTTACTTCAGTTTTATCAAATAATTGTTTACTTGTTGTTCCAAAACTATTACTACGAATAGTTTTTAATTTTCTAACTTCTGCTTTTTTAATTTGTTCTTCAATTATCTGTGTCATATCTCCACCAACAAATCTTAAATAAGCAGTAAGTAAATCATCATCAATTGTTTTACTATTCTGCTCCATAGCAATATCATATTGATGTCTAGTAATATTTACAGTTTGTCCATTAGGTAGTTTTATTGGAGCAGGTTGATATAAATAATTAAAAAAATCTTCCTGAGATTTAGTTTCATATTTACCATCACTAACTTTAACTCTAATGTTTTTAGGTAATGTGTATATTTTATCTTTTACGGTTAACTTACCCTCTTTTATAATTTTATTATATACATTATCTAATTCTTGTTGTTTACTTTGTTCTTCAGCTAAACGTTTACTTTCTAATTGTTTATTTATTTCAGCATCTCTAAGTGATTTACTAGTAATTAAATATTGTTGTGCAGATTTAGCATCTTCTAATAATTTACCATCACTTTTTGAATATTGTGCAAATCTATTAGCTTGTTCAACTGTATCACCTTTAGCAATACGTTCCTTAACTATTAAATTGATTTGAACTTCTTCATTAGCTGCATCTTTTTTAATTTCAATTTTACTATAATCTTCTTCAGGTTTATAATTTTCTATACTACCATTAAGTTGTTTATATTTAAATATTTCAAGTATATCGGGATTTTCTTGAAAAAACTTTGAAGCTGCATTATTATATAATTCTTCTGACCTTACTGCAACAGCATCATTTATATATTTAACTAAACCTTCATCATCATTTGAATAACTAATTGCTTTACCTGAATCATCAGTAACAACAATTCCTACTTTCTTTTGAATATCTTCAATTAATGGTGTATCAGATACTTCACTTAGTTTATCTAATTCTTCTTTTGATTTAAATATATTACCTTCTTTATCTAAAGCATTACCTTTAGCATCAAGTTTATATTTTACATCATCTATTTCAATTTCTTCTTCTGTTGTAGAAGTAGTAGTATTAGATGTTTTATTTTTATCTTCTATTTCCTGTTTAGTGAATATTACCTTATTGTCTGTATCTACAGCATTACCATCTTTATCTATAGTATATTCTACATTATCTATTGTTGTTTTTACATCAGCAACATCTTTAGCAATAATGGTAGGTTCATTAGGTGTAGCACCTACATCAGGTAATATTATATCATTTGAATTAATTTCACTCATTTGTTTATTATTTTTATCAGTTATGGAAATCTGTTATTTAATTCACAAAATTACTATATATTAAGGTATATGTCAAATTTTACCGAATGATTTTTTATTAAGGTGGTAAGTTATTAAATTTATATAACATAATTTATTTTTTAGTATTTAACTGTTTACGTTTAATGTCTAATTCTCTTTCTTTAATATTAATAGTTTTATTATTCTTATCTTTAATATCATTTATAGCACGTTCTTGTAAAGCAATTTTCCTCTCTTCACGTAAATCTTTATTAGTTGTATCTTCTTCAATTTGATTATTTAATTGTAAATCAGCAATTCTTTCCTTACTATCAATCTCCATTTGTTTTAATTTTTCTTGATGTGCTAATTGTTTATCTACATCTGCACTAGCTTTATCTGCCGCATATTTAATAGCATCATTATTATTTTGATTTTGTGTTGCTTCAAAAGTTTTAAGTGCTTCACTATGAGATTTAACATATTTTCTAATTTCAGATACACTATCTGCTGTAATACTTTCACTAGCTAATTCAAAATCACCATTTTGTGCAGCACTAAAAGATAAATCTTTATATGCATTTAATTTACTTTCTTCTGTTATACTATCTCTAACAAATATACCATATATAGATTCTATATGATCTTCACCTTTTATATCAACATATTCAAAATTATTCTTTTCTTTATTCCAATAACTACCTTGTTTACCATCTATCCAAGCAACTTTAGTATATTCTAAATCTGCCATATGATCACGTTCCATAGCTTTATTAAACATAGTAATCATTAAAGAACTACCTAATTTAGCAGTAGCTGCATTTCTATTAGCATTAGTAACAGTTTGACTATTAGCAATGTTACCATATCTTTCATCATTCATATTAGATAAATCCCAAGCATCACTAATAATACCTTTTATGATAGTATATAATGTACTTATATAATTTTCTAAACCCACATCTCCAACTATCCTAAATGCATTAGCATCATTTGAATTTACTTTAGTATCATCATAAACTAAAGTATTATCAGCTTTCATATAAAAGAACTTTTCTTCCGTAGTACCACTAGAATCAGGATTAATCATAGATTGTGGAACTAATTGTATATTACCTTTATATTTAGCAATAGTACGTTCAAGTTGCAATGTATATATTCTATATAAAGCTAAATAAGGTAATACACGTTTAGGTATAGGATTAATGTAAATACCATTTAATAATCCACGTTTACCACCAAAAGGTAATTTAACTAAATTAGGATTCTTTTCATCTCTACGTTGAATTAATTCATATTTAGGTTTACTATATATACCAGTAAGTTGATTACCAAATCTATATATAGTCATTGCTGAATTTACATAATCTTCTCTAATAGATATATCACCTTTAGATTTATCTAATTTATAATCACTTGGTACAACAGTTTCTATTATTTCACCTAAAGCGTTTTCATAAGTAAGGAAGTTAATTTCTTGAAAAGTTTTCCAACTAAGTTTATATACATAAAGAGTAAAATCTGCATTAGTAAAACTAGTATAACTATTATCAACGTTAACCCCATAAGCAGAAGCATAAGTATTATAATAATTTAAAAGTGAAGCATTTTCATATCGTTTTTCAAATATTTGTACAGGTACAACTAATGGTTCATTAGCATTATATTTTTTAAATAATTCTTCAACTGTATCTATATCTTCAGGTTCAACTTCTTGTTTATATGTTTCATAAAATTGATTAAATGTAATTCTTCTACGCCATACAAAACCATCCATATCTTCAACAAATTGTTCTCCGTTATCAATAGGAAAACCATCTAAAGGATTTATTACAGCACTTCTAACTTCACCATTTTCTAACCATCTATGTGTATATACTTCTTCTGTAGCCCACCAATAATAAAATGCTTGAATTCTTTTAGTATTAAAATCTAGTAAATCATTTAATAAATTTAATCTATGTTGTCCTTCAGTTGCTCGTTCATCAATCCAATTCTGTTCAAACTCTTTAGCAAATGTACTAATATCTGGAATAACTGCATTAGGATCTTCACCTTGTTTAGTAGCTACCATTTTAGTAAAAGCATCCTGCATTTTTCTAACTACTTCATCTTGAACAGCTTTAGTTCTCTTCATTACTACATCCATGTTATTTACTTTAACATGATATACATAAGGAAGATTAATATATTCACCTAAATTCTTTTCTTTAATTGGTGTAATAAAATCTACATTTCTAATTTCACCTGGAAAATTTTGTAATGTATTATCACTACTAGATAAAGGATTCATTACATACCTATAAGTTTCATAATCTACTATACCATTAGCAGCATCTAAATTACGTTTAACTTCTATTTTATTATTTAATGCTATTGATTTAGATATTAAATAATCACATGTAGGTATATACCATTCAGGTTTTTGTTTCTCTTTATCAGAAACTTTCTGATTAGGTAATTGAGTTCTCATTTTATTTATTTATTAATTCCATATAAATTTATACTTCTTAATAATGTAGTACCATTCTTATTAACGGTTGATGCTTTTTTACGTAATGTTCTAGAAGCAAGTCGCTGATACATAGCTACTATCATTGTACTAACTCTATCAAAGTTACCAGTACTATTATATATTAATAATTCAGTTAATAATGGTATATCTTTAATATAATGTAAAATATATACACTTTCATTAGTTTCTTCATTTACACTAACTTGTGTATATAACCAATCTTTAAGATAAATTAAACCATCTACTTTACGTTCACCAGTACCAATAGTTATACCATAATCAGCATTAGTATTAACATTTAATTTTTCTTCTATTATACTTAATGGATTACGTGATAACCTATGTAATTTTCCCCATTTTCTAAAATTAGCAACAGTATTACCTCTATCTACTTCAGGTAAACATTTAGCATTATATCGTTCACATAACATATCAGCAATTCTATCAGCATCTTCCATTTGATTAGTTCTACCGACATAACCTGCTACAATAATATCACCTGAACTATTAGATATAGTATTTGGATACATAAGTACATAAATTCCATTTAAAGAATTCTTTACAGTTAATTCCTTAATGTTTTTATCTTTACCTATAGTATCCATTACCACATAATATAAATCATCAGGTATTGCACCATTTACCATAAAAGGTGGATAATATTCTCTAATACAACCATGTACATCATCTTTTGATTTAAATGGTACATTTTCAATATAAGGATGTACAGTTACACCTTCACTTAATAATTGTTGATTAGTTTTAAATTCTAAAACACCTGAACTATTACGAACTAATTGCCCATCTCTCCAATAACGTAATGAACTATCTGCTTTTAATTTACTTAAATGATTACTTAATTCTGGTGAACTAAATATATTTTCACCACCTGTTCTAAATGCTTCACTAGGACTATTAGCTCGTTGTCCAACATAAGTAATCCAATCAGATACATTTTTATTCTTAGCTGCATCTTCTTTCTTAATTAAATCTACTTCATACGCAGCTTCAACTAAACTATTACCATGTAATATATATGGTTCATAATTCCAAATTTGTGGATGAAAAAATCCACAAGTTGTAGTTCTACTATTAGTATCCCAAATGTTTTCAAAAGCCATCATATTATTTACACTAGGACTAAAAAAGCAATCACTAAATGCTTTATAATCTGCCTCTTTTACTCCACCTGTACCATATATCCTAATTGTACCTGTATTTAATTCTCCAGCTTCAGTAGAACTTAATGTAACATTTAATACTTCTTGTAAATTTGGACATTTACCAGCTTCTTCAATATCAACTTCAATAGCATCCTTACCAATTAAAGCTGAGGGATTACTTTCTAATGTTTCACTTAACGCTTTACTTCTATATCCATATTTTTTATTACCAGTCTTTTGTTTTTTATAACCAAGTTCAATAGACCTTAAATCTTCACTTAAATATCCTCTACTCCAATATGTATGAGTTTCATACCAATCTAAATTGGTTTTCAACATATCTGTTGTAGCACCAGCTTTTGTTAAATACTTAATATCATATGCACCAAGTATTATAGTAATATCTCTATTTAAATTTATAGTATTAGCACTTTGACTACCTCGTTTAAAAGAATAACCTTTACGTCTAGCTTTACCTTTACATAAATGTAATCCATTAAATGCTATAAATTCATCTATTTTAAAATTCCAATAATCACCATCCCAAAATCTAGGAAAAGCCTTAATCTTTTTTACTTTATATTTACCTAACCTATCTAATT